AATTATAAGTAAAAGAAGTCACACAGCTAACAGTTTTTACAGCAAAGTAGTGCCATTGTGACACGTCATCAAAAAGAAATTCGCGCCAAGTACACCCCTGAGGAGCGCAAGGCACGGCAACTTTCTGGGTTGCGCCCTTGGCAGCCAGGGCAATCTGGCAATCCTAATGGACGCCCCAAACGTCCAGAATCCATTGCTTCCAAATTAATCCGCTTTGACAATCTTCCAGCTCCTGAGGCCATGACTCGCCCCATATATGATGCCTTTCCACAACTAGAAGGCACACCACTTACTATTGACGATGTTACCTGGATAAACGTAAAGCTTGCTGGCGCCGCCAACAGTGCCTACAATATAGACTTTTACAACCGCAAGGTTGAAGGCGACTCCGTCAATGTTCAGTTTACCGACAACACCCCCCAGCGTCATATAGACCCCAGCAAATTGAAAATGGACACTAAAAAGCTCATTCGCCAGGTCATACAACAGACAAAGGTTAATCTGGATGCAGCAGCAGGAAACCCAGTTAAGTGAGGCTGAACTTGATGCCGAACTTGCTGTTGAAATTCCAGAACTTGAAAAGGCGATGGCTCGTGAGTATCTCATTGATTTCACAACCTTCACAAACCCACGCTATCAGGTAAAGTGGTTTCATGAGTGGATAGCTGATAGCGTCGATTCGATGCTTGCTGGGGACTTTAAAAATTTGATGGTGTTCACGCCACCTCAGCATGGCAAGACGGAATTGGTGTCACGCCGTACTCCGGCGCTTGTGCTTGGCAAATATCCAGAGACAAGAATCGTTTGTGGCACATATGCGTCCTCTTTGGCAGGTTCAATCAACAGGGATGTTCAGCGTATCATGGACACCCCAGAATATGCAGAACTGTTCCCAGACACGCAACTTGGAGGCAGGAATGTCGTTACTGACAGGCGTCAAGCGTATGTGCGCAACAGTGAGATGTTCGAAGTGGTGGGACACCGTGGCTCTTTCAGGAGTGTTGGTATTGGTGGCAGTCTTTCTGGTTTTCCTGTTGATTTCGGGGACATAGATGATCCTGTAAAGGATATGATGGAAGCTGGTTCCGAGACGGTGCGTAATTCCACTTGGGACTGGTACAATGGTGTGTATCGCATGCGGTGTCACAACGACACACATACAATGCTCACCATGACACGCTGGAATGAAGATGATTTAGCTGGTCGTATCCTTCAAAAGGAAGACGGTCAGTGGAAAATCATTTCACTACCTTATATTAAAGAGGATGGTGGTGCCCTTGAAGACCCTCGGCAAACTGGTGAAGCTTTGTGGCCTGAAAAGCACAGCCTTGAAAAAGCTATGGCTACTAAGGCTAATAGCGAACGGGTGTTTAACGCTTTGTGCCAGCAACGCCCAGCGCCCACAGAAGGTAGCCTGTTCAAAGAGCACTGGTTCAAATACTACACAAGGATGCCTTCCAGATTTGAAGAAATTTGGATGTCATGGGATTGCTCTTTCAAAGATACTAACGATTCCAGCTACGTGGTGGGAACAATTTGGGGTAAGATTGGCCCGGACAGTTACTTGCTGGGCATGGCACGGGGTAAGTGGGACTTCGTTGAAACTGTTAAGCAGATCAAAAGAGCCGTCAGCGCTTTTCCGTACTGCCAGCAAAAGCTGATAGAGGACAAAGCAAATGGTTCTGCCGTCATTTCAGTGTTGCGTCGAGAAATACCTGGTTTGGTGCCAATCAGCCCAATAGAGTCAAAAGAGTCTCGCGCCTATGCGGTATCATTTCTGTTTGAAGGTGGAAACATCCTGTTCCCAGCAAATTGCACTTGGGTTGGTGATATCATTACAGAGTTGAAGTTTTTTCCCAATGGCAAGTACAATGACATCGTTGACTCCATTTCACAGGCGTTGCGCTGGAAGTATATCAGTGGCAGAAGTCATTTGAGACATATGGCTTATTCGCAAGCCGCATAGGAGAGGTTTAACCCATGGCTGACACTTTGATGGTTCCCGGCAACACCCCAGGGTTTGGCAACGGAGCTTCTGCTTTTCCTATGCAGAATGCGACTGCTCCAGGTGGGCAGATGATGCCTCAAAGCCCTGCGTATGGCTCGCGCCAAAACTCCAGCACGGTTCTCTGGCAAGCTGATGGTGCGCCGTATCGCTCATCCGGTCGCTTCCCTCAAAAGGGTGATGATCGCACATACGTTGATATTCACAACCTCAATCCGTATGCACGTGTGCTTTTTACGTATGAAGCGTCACACGGATATGCTGATAACTCCTACCTTATTTTCTTTCCTCGTGAAGAGTGGTACCAAGAGCGACAAAAGTATTCCCTGCGCAGCGTAACGGCCTTCAAGTCAGTTGTTGACGCCATGGTGCAGCCTGTTTACGAGTTGCCCATTGGCCGTGAATGTGACGAGCCAATGTTCAGTGGCTTCATTAACAATGCTGACAACACTGGTACCAAAATGCAAGATGTGGTAGAGACCCTTCTTACTCATGCTCGCATGCTGGGTGTCACTTTCCTTGTCATGGATAACTTCCAGGATGCTGACAAGGCCACAACAGTTAAGGAAGCCTTGGATGATCGCAAGTATCCTTATGTGTACGAAAAAATGCCGCATGAAGTATACAAATGGAAGTGCAACAATTGGGGCAAGCTTGAGTGGATCACTTTCATGGACAAGCTGGAGAAAATTCCTGATCCGGAGCACCCCACACAATTCATTTTCAGACAGTATTATAGACGCTGGGAACAGTTTCAGTGGGTCATTTACTATGAAGTAAAAGACAAGGGAAAGTATGAAGAGTTCAGGGAAGTGGTTGTTGACAAGCAGAACCATGGCTTGAACCATTTGCCTATCCTTTCTGTAATCGACTTTGCCAAGAGCAATAACCTTACTAACTTCCCAACACCATTGCTTGCAGACCTAGCCAACATGGCCTTCGTGATGTACAACATGGAATCATGGATCATGTTGCTAAATGTGTTCTGCTTTCCTATACTTACTCTGCCTCCAACCGACGGCGCGCAAATTGCTTTGTCAGCAACCAACGCCATTGAGGTTCCCAACGATGCCAATCACCCCCCAGCGTTTATAAGCCCCCCAACCCAGTGTCTCGAAGTTCTCTTAAAAGGAGCTGACCGCCTTGAGGATAAAATTTATCGAGCAGCTAATCAGCTTGGTGTGTCTGGCACAAAGGCACATGCGATGGTGTCCGGCGTTTCAAAGGAGTGGGACTTCCGCGGTTCTAACTCTTTACTTCAGAAAACAGCGACTGTTGGAAAAGCTGTCGAGGAGTGGTGTGCACAAACCTTTTCAGAGTACACACACACTGCGGTCAACTTCGTTGTAAACTATCCTTCCGAATTTGTGGAGGCATACTCCAATCAACGTCTCCAGCAGATTATGGACATGCAGAAGGAAATGCCACCGCCAGCGTTTGCCAAAGAACTCTGGAAGGAAGCTGCATTGGTGTTTTTTGACGATGACCCGGACAAAGCCCAAGAGGTTGCAGACGCAATCGAAAAGGGATTTGCCCAGGATTTGAAAGACAAGGCTGCTCTTGCCGACTCCATCCAAGTCGGAAAACCGGGTGAAACTACCGATGAAGGTGATAAAGTCGCCCCAGCGGACAAGACACCCAAGACAGGAGATAAGGCAGGGGCAGTCGATGAAGATCAGTTCAAGACTACTATACAAAGTATCATTCAGAAGTGCAAAGGAAAGAAGGCGGCATGAGCAAGAAAACTGAACAAGCAAAAGAGGCCACTACCTCTGCAATGGCAACAAGTGATAAAGCCTGGGAGTCAGGAGAAGAGAAGGGCCATCGAAAAGCTGTTGTTGCACACAAAGCAGCTATCGATGCTCATGATGCTGCCAATGGTGAGCATGTCATGAACAGTGATAGAATATCTGCATCGTATCATGAACAAATGGCCGCTCACCATATTAATATGATTAAAGCGCATAACAGTGCTCTTGATGGCAGTGGTCATGGCGGTAGAGCAAAAGAAGATTTTGAACGCGCTCGTGGCTGGATGAAGGAGACGCAAACAAGAAAAGATGAAGCAGACAAGAAAGCATGAACCCTGCAAAACGCTTTGCTGATGCGGCAACGCAAAAGCTAACCAAGCTTGGTCAGCAAGTCGTTGACGAGTTGCAGAATAAGCTTTCTGATGCTGATCAGGACGATGTGTCGAGCATTGTCAATGCCGTCTGGAAGACTTTTGCAGTGCCCACTGAATTTCGTGATATGCTTTTGGGCGCTGCGGAACAGTCAGCCAGAATCAGTATCAATATTAGTGATCCAGTTGGCTTCCATAAGCTTTACTTAAATGGTGCAACAGTTGATGGTGTTAAGCTCAGTGACAAAATCTATGGTGCCGTTGACACTGGACCTGTCATTCAAGATATCCGACAATCGTTAATGGTTGCCGACAAATGGTCCTCTCTGGCAAGTGATCTTGCGGAGCAAGGCGTTGTCAGTGGAGGACTGCCTGATTATGTTCAAGACTTGCTAGAGAAAGCAAGGCAAGCCTCTTCGCTCACTGGGGACACTGATGCGTATGCCAAGTATCGTAGGCAAGTCAGCTATGTCAAGCGGAGGGCTGAAGGGCTTGCCGATTCTGATACTTCTGGTCTTGCTCAGGCTTATCGCGACATCGCAAATTTGTCCCTCGACGCGTCTCAGGATGTGGTTGATGCAACAATCGAACGTGCTGTCATGCAAAAGGCAAGGGCGAACGCCACACGTCTGATTCGCACTGAAACAGCAAGAGCCTATGGCACTGGGGCTATTTATGATGCACAACAAGATGACGATGCAGTCGGAATCAGAGTCAGCCTTTCGGCAGTCCACGAAGGATACTGCATTTGTGACTTCTTTGTGGAAACTGACATGTATGGTATGGGGCCAGGCATCTATCCTAAAGATGAAGTGCCTGAGTTTCCTTTTCACCCTCATTGTATGTGCCTTCTCGATCCTTGGTACAAGGGTGAGTCTGGAGAGTATGACGACAAAGCCACAGAAGCAGCGTTCAATGATTTAGAGAATGATGAACAGGCTGCATTGGTAGGTAAAAAAGGCTCCTGGAAAGACTTGGATTGGGAGACGCACAAGATCCCTAAAGGATTTTCAGAAGTAGTTGAGGAGGAAGAATGAAACTGCTAGTTATTGAAGGTGGACAAAGTGGCCTGTCGATCGTGGGGATTTCGAAAAAACTTGGGTTGATCCGAACACCGAATCAGGATTGATTGAATAATATGAATCTGAAAGAACACATTTCCACTTTGTCTGATGAGGACAAGGATAACCTGTCAGCATTTGTCTATGCCCTAGCAGAGGGTGGTGCTGACAAGTTTGTGTCCATGAAAGACCCTGAGCTTCCTAACCTGTCAAACGAAGATGCCAAACTTGTTAACAAAGGAGCGCCCGGTGAAACCGAACCACAACTTCCAGCCCAACTACCCCCAGTGGCTGCAAAGACCTACGACTTCGCGGGAAACGTGGTGTTCTTCGGCTTTGGTGGTGTTGCTGAGTGTACTCTGCCTATCCTTATTCGGCACCTCAATTTGGATTTCCATAAAGTCACTGTTATTGATATGCTCGATAAGTCTGAAGTGATCAAAAACTGGACTGATAAAGGTGTTCGGTTTGTGCAGCGACAGATTGTTGAAAAGAATCTTGAAGCAACCATGTCAGAGTTTTTCAAGCCAGGTGATTTGCTCATAGATGTGTGCTACGATGTTGCTTGCACCGTACTGTTGCAGTGGTGTAAAGATCACAAGGTTCTATACATTAATACAAGCGTAGAAGAGTGGAGCTTTTTTGAAGGGTTTGATAAAAGGACGCCTTTGGAGAAATCACTGTATCAACGCGCTCAAGAAGTTGATGAGGAAGTTTCAAAGTGGCCTGACAACAAAGGCACCACTGCCATCCTGGATATGGGTGCCAACCCTGGGCTTATTTCTCACTTCATGAAACAGGGCTTGCTTGACCTTGCAAAAGCCTGTAAGGTTTCAATCAAACCCACAGAACGAGGTGATTATGCCACACTTGCCAAGAACATTGGTGTCAAGGTTGTGCTCGATACTGAACGTGATACCCAGTTGTCCATACGTCCAAAAGAGGTTGACGAATTTGTCGGAACATGGTCAATCCTTGGCTTGGTGGAAGAGGCAACTTCTCCCGCTGAGCTTGGATGGGGAACACACGAAGATGCGTTGCCGGAACACTCAGTCATTCCAGACAAAGGCCCAAAGAACCAGATTTTCATAGGCCAAATGGGAATGAACACGCTAGTACGTGGTTTTGTCCCTTCCGACCCAAAAATATCTCCAGTGGAAGGCGTTAGAAAGGTTGATGGCTATGAAATCGTTGGAACCCTCATTCGTCACGGAGAGGCATACACAATATCGAAGTTTCTTACAACCAAAGACGGTTTGTATCGGCCCACAGTTTATTATTGCTACTTGCCCTGTGACTCAACTGTGGCATCATTGCGTGAGTTTGCAAGTTATAACTACTGCAACGAAAATGACAGGAAGCCTTACCACCAACGAATCCTTTACGATAATGACATCCTTTCTGGTTCAGATACTCTGGGTGTAATGATTGGGGGCTATGATGACGATCACGTCTGGTGGTGTGGGACATCCCTCAACATCGAGAACGCCAGAATACTCTGTCCCCTGCAAAACGCGACAACTATTCAGGTGGCAATTGGACTTGTTGCAGGTATCTGCTGGATGCTGGAGAATCCAAACATGGGAGTGTGCCGGCCCGAGGATTTGGATACTGCTTTTGTTCTTGCAGTTGCGAAACCATACCTTGGAAGTTTTATTTCACAGGAATTCGAATGGTCCCCGGCAAGGAATTTTGTCAATTCTTATGAAGAGCGGACTGACTGTGAAATTGACAAGAAAAACCTTTGGGCTTTCAGGAACTTTCAGTTCAAGCCCACATAGGAGATAACATGTCGTTTGAAGGCCATTCAGGAAGGCCCGAGTGGTGGGCCGCAGATCAGACTTTAACATTCAGGAGGGAAAAATGGCAAAACAGAAGAAAAAGGCAGAAGAGGCTCCAGAGTTCACCAAAAGTTTCGAACAAGCAATCGCACAAGACTTTTTAGAACTGGAAGCTAGAGTATTGGCCGTTGAAACAGTGATCAAAGACAATGCAGGAGTCCTTGTCAACATTGGCAAGGCCAAACCGATTACTAACTATCAGCAAGCATAGGAGGTGTTATGCCCCTTAATAGAATGCAGAGTCAACAAGACTCTCTCAATAAGTTGGCTCCGCCAACATGCCACATTGATGGTGTGGCTATTACCGCTGGGTTGAGTTCCGGGCATAGTTGGCAACCAGCATTCAATGGAAATGTGCTGTCGTGGTGTCGCGGTGCTTTTTTGAAAGCAAATGGCACTCCAGGATACTTGGCAGTGCATTTGATTGATGACCCGGTTGGTGTGTGGTATCTCATTTACTTGGTAAATGGCGCTGCACCATCCATGTTCATTTTTGACTTGGTTGGGGATTCCAACAATGGCACAACCGTTACGCTCGATGCAAAGGTGTCCATATTTCCCGGCCAATACGCCAACATAAGTGACATTGGTTACTGATTCATTTTTCACTTTTCTGAAAGGGGTTTGAAATGATCAAGGCAAAAGGTTCTTCATGGGATGGGGCAAGTGACGGTACAAGTAACGTATTGGCAGATGTGTCTGACAATACTATCACTGCCTATACTGCCAGCGGAGCAATTGCAGAAATGCAAGGGCTCATTTATTTGAATGCAGATAGTCTGCTTGCCATGACTATCACGGCCCCGACAGCTGGCGGCCCTGGTGTTGGCGACGATGGCAAGGTGCTAAAAATCCTTACACGTTATGCGCATGCCAATACTATCACATGTACTGGCAAGTTCATGAATGCCAACGCGTCAGTGCTCACCATGTCGGCGGCTGTTGGTGCAACTGTCCAGATCAAGGCATACAATGGATATTGGTATGTGATGGATGCCGGAACAGTGTCGGCCAGTATGACCAATGTGGCCCAAGACGCCAACGGCACTGTCGAGCTCGGGACATTCGTGAGTGCTTCAACTGGCAGTGGAAATGTTCTTAGCTCTTCACACACAAGTGGCATGAATGTGTTTGCAGATGATGGTGCCGCTGCTTTGACGGCGGTGACAGAGTACAAGACTTTGCGCTCTCGCTTGCTTATCACACATGCACAGTCCGGGAACAATACTTCATTTGAAGGATTCATGGGGAGCCTGAAATATTGTGCGGTCGCGGACACCTGCACTCCCGCATTTCGCGCTGGTGCAAAGGGGTACTGTGAATCCATTTCTGGGTCAACCCTCGGGGACAAAACCGCTGGCCTTCTCGGTCTTATCGACCTGCCTGTTGGCGCCACAGTTGCGGCCAATTGCATTGTCTCGGCGGTTTGTGCAAGCTCGTACAATCTTGGTGGAACACATACAGGCAATGTCGTTGCCTATGATGTTCAAACGCCGTTCACTGCTGGTGCTTTTGATGCCCTTCTGCACGCACCTGTCAATGCAGGTGTGGCCGGGACAACCTATGGTGCAATAGACGCCAACAAATGTCTGATTGTGCTTTGGGAAAGTGCGGCAGGCGTTGTCACAAAAATGAAGATTCCTCTTTACGCAGTGTAAAGGCTTCACATTAACCATTTTGAGGAGAAAGCAAAATGATTATCACAAAAGAGATTCTTCAAGCGGACATTGCGAATCTTGAACAGGTTCTTATTCAGAAGATTCGTGAGGAGAGTGAAATCAGAGGAAAGATCAATGCATGTCAGGAAATTATAGCAGCATTGGACAAGCCCGAACCGGCAACCCCAGTGGCTAGTGACCATCAAGAAGCATAGGAGAAAGTCTCATTTACAGTCTCATTAACATTTTCTAAAGGAGTTTCATCATGGCAGACCCAACAGTTGCAGAACTTCAGACCCGCATTGCGGAGCTGGAGCAGTCAGAGAAAACAAATGTGCGGGATTTGATGTCGCACAAAAAAGGGTACAAGAAGCTTGCGGATTTCCTTTCTGCAAAAGGCTTTGATCCTGAATCCGATCTGGAAGAGCAATGGACCAGAACACAAGGCAAGAACAAGACTGACACCGAACAGCGTGACAATGAAATGAAAAAGCTTCAGACTCAGCTTGACAAGCTCACTAAAGCCAATGAAGAACTTGCAACTGAGAAAACCAACAGCACTATTAAGTCCAAGCTCCAGAAGACATTTGAAGATGTTATTGGCGGTGAAGACCTGATTGACTTATGGATTGCAACAAAGAGAGTTAAGCTGGATGGTGATCGGGTTCTCAAAGTTGAAGGTGCCGATGAGATTCCTCTTGACACTTATGCTGCCAAGTTCAAAAAGGATAACCCTGACCGCGTCAAGGTGAAACAGACCGGCGGAGGCGGAAGCTCAGGTGGCAAAGAGCAAGCACCCCCAGAGGCTACGAAAATGAAAAAGGGTGATTTCAATCGCTTGGCACAAACAGCCAAGAAAGATTTTCTTGATAAAGGCGGAGAAGTCGTTGCCGATTAAGTTTCAATAGTAGTTACGTTGCGGCTGATAAAGCCAAGTTTCAATTCAGGAGAAAAAAACAAACCAACAACCAACAAGGAGTTGATTTATGGCTTTTTCAGCCACAACGCTTACTGCATTGCAGCGTGCCCAAGTCAGTGCAAACATTGAAGTCGCGGCGGAGCCCTGCGGAATCCTTGACTCAGTTAATCTCAAGTTTGACGACAAGGGTGCGGCTCTAGGTCAGGTCGTGGTAGTGCCGGTTGTTATTCCTCATGCATCAACACCTGGAGGGGCAACGCCGAGCAATGTGCCCCCGTCCGGTGATGCACAAACACCTGTCAACATGCAGGTGGTGATTTCAAACGTTTCGGAACAGAAGCTTGTGTTCACTGGTGAAGACCTCAAACTGCTGGATACCATTGACAGCCGTTCAGAAGTTATCAAGCAGTGGCTTGCTCAGGCAGAGCGTTCCCATCGTAACGAGATGGACGCAGCAGTCAGCACTGCAATTTCCATCGGTGGTTCCAGAGCAATTGGTACCGTTGGAACAGTTCCGTTCCAGACTGATCTGTCCAATCTCACGAATGCTCGGCGTATCCTTCGCAAGAATGGCGCCCCAATGAGTGACATCCAAGTTGTCACATCGGTTGATGGCTACACCAATCTGCTAAACCAGAACGTTATTCAGAAGGCGCAGGAAGCTGGTTCGGATGCAGAGCGCAGAACCGGCATCATACGGTCACAGTTTGGGCTGACAGCAGTGCGCGAGTCGGCAAATATCACGGATCACACCGCTGGGGCTGGCACAGGATACCTTGTGAATCTTCCGGCTGGTTATGCTATTGGAGCAACGGGCATTGCTGTCGATTCAGGAACTGTGAATGTGACTGGTATTCAGGTTGGTGATGTAATCACTTTTGCTGGCGACACCAATCAGTATGTGGTTGTCCCTGCCCCCGGAACTTCCACGGCTTATCAGGCGACAAGTTCTTCCAATCTGTTGGCGGTTTCCGGTACCATATATATTGGGAATCCTGGTTTGCGTAAAGCGCTTGCTGATGATACAGCTATCACAATTGTTTCCAGTGCCAATACCAACACTGGGGTTACTGGCTATACGCCGTCGTACGCTTTCGAGCGTCATTGCGTGGTGGGCATTGTGCGTCCGCCCATCCAGCCGACTCCGTCCCCGTTCTATTCTATTCTTGACACGGTCACGGATAAGTTCGGATATACGTACCTATTTGGTGAAGCTAACCAGAACTTCCAGGTATCGTGGTTCCTTTGGGTGGCATATGGCTTTGCGGTAACGCAGAGTGAATATGTTGTGTCTATCATTGGTAACTAGGCAAGTCGTCGTGGAGAGTCAATCCTCCACGTTCATCATTCAATCTTTTCAAGGAGTTTCTCATGGCGAAGCACATGAAGGGTAACAAAAAGTCAGCAATCAAAGTTGGCCCCTCGGACAGCACAAAGATGCATCCGAAAGCAGGGAAGTCACATCTTGGCACTCCGGGAGTTCCTCCGTCCCATGGATGCAAGACGTAGTGGTTGGTCTGGTGATGGTTGGTGGGGGAGAAGTAGCGACTCCCTCACTTTACTTTAGCAATTTAACACCTATTTAACAAGGACAAAAGCAAAGCCCTGTGCACACTAGAACACGCTTGTAGACCGTTTATACAGGGGTAACAGGTATACAAGCTTCTTAACCGGTTAAATAGGGCCTCAAAACAGGCCTAGACCGTATTAACACACTACAAAGAGACGGACACAATGCCAATAGACTTTTCAATAGCTACCCAACCCTCCGGTGGAAACGCTGTTGTCGGTGACACTGTCAGCATGTCAGTTGTTGTGGCTGGTGGGGTTTCTTTGTTATATCAGTGGTTTAAAGGTACGTCACAAGTTGGCACTAACTCAGCAACTTTTTCCAAGACTGATGCACAAACAACCGACGCTGATACATATTACTGCGCTATTTCAGACGCGTCGGGGGTTTTGATAACAACCCCAGTGGTGTGGACCGTTGGGTCCCAGCAGTCACGGTATTTACCACAAACGTCAAACAGCAATTCGTATGGGTCAGGGTTTTTATCAAAGGCAGATATCACAGATTCAATTGCACAAGACTTTATCAATTCCAATGATCCAAGAGTTCAGAGTTGGCTTGATGATGTTGATGGAGAACTTCTTTCATTGGCACAAGAACTTGAATGCCCAATGCAAAGTTTAACTGTTCCTCTCCACAAGAAGGTCTTGGAATACTGTCGTTCATACTTTTGCTTTGTTTGCTTTGAAGATACATGGGGCAGAAACGATATCGCTCAGACGAACTTAGAAACTATCAAGCTTAAACTAGACTACTATTCAAAGCGATGCGAAAAGCTTCGTGTGCAGATAACAAAGGAAATGCTGCTTTACACAAACTTGTCGTTGCAGGCGAGTCAGCGAGGCAGAGGAACAATCAGCATTTTGAGGGCATGATGTTTTATGTTGATGCTGATCCGGAGAATTTGCGGGCAAAAGGGGCAGCTTTTCCTGGTGCGCTTACAGATGAAATCAGAAAAGGCTTAAAGGATGCAAGTATCATTCTTATTGATGAGTCAAGAAAGGTGTTTTCTGAACATTATCAAACGCATACCGGAAAAGCAGCAGAAGCTATTCAAATTGATGAATCAAAAGCAACAGATACTAGCAGCACTGTTGGCGTGAATCTGTCAGTTGCACCGTATGGTGAGTATCTGCATGATGGAACAGACGATCATTGGGTAGAGCCAAAAGACAAAAAGGCATTGCACTGGGTAAGTGGTGGTCAATCAATGTTTTCGAAAGGGCATATGGTTAGTGGCATTGAAGAGTACAAATACATTCACATTGCTGCTGATCGTGTCAAAGATAAAATTGTTGCTTGTGTTGAAGACCACATCAGATTGGCACTTGCAAAGGTTGGTTTAATATGAATATACCTCTTCCAAATGACAACACAATAATATCCAAGCAAATGCAAGCCATCACAACACTAATTGGTTCTATGAGTATGGCATCCGGGTATTATTTTGATTGGCTAACGATCAACAATCGCAACTATTCCGTAGGAACTTTTCCAAGAGCTGAAGTATATGTAGCAACGGAGGAGAATCAAGACACAAAGGTTGGGATTGGCTCCTTGGACTATACAAACATAGTCACTTACGAAATTGTCGTTGCTGGCAAGATTACTTTCTCTAGTCAAAATCCATTCTTTGACATTATCAGCATTCATAACATGGCGCTTGAAGACCTCAAAAAGCTTTTTGGAAGCACTAACCCAGTGAACAGAAGCTTAAACGGAACATGTGATAGCTGCCTTTACAAAAGTATGAAGCCTGAAAGGAAATCTGTTGATCAGTTTACACCGTCAAAAATAGTAGTTACGTTGCAAGTTACTTATAGTCAGGATAGGTCTGATCCTTCTCAGTATGCAAGTTCATAACTTTTTCCTTTTATAGGGAGGCTTACAATGTCCACGAATGCTCTCAGTCAAGTCTACAAAACTGCCATTCTTGCAATTGAAGAATGTCCTTGCAGTGCAACAGTTGCCGGTATCGATGATATCGCTATTGGGGCAACTTCAATTTATGTCAATGGTAAGTACATCACATCCACTCCGTTTGTTGCAGGTGATAATCGTCCCTATGTGATACGGGACAATTCGTTCTTTGCTGGTGCCCCTAACCAGGAAAGGTTTTGTATTGCATCCATTACAGGTGCATCATCAGTACCTCTTGCAGATGGCAGTGGTGGCTATCATTATACTGCCACTCTTAATGTTCTTGGTTACACTTCCACAGGCTGGAACGGAGGGCTGGTCAAAGGTTACAAGCATGCCGACAGTCCCACAATACTAACCCCAGGGGTTGAAGTTGCTATTTTTAACACTGGCACCAATTGCCGTTTCAAAACACTCAGTGACGCTCCAAAAATAGATTTCGATGATGAGGCGTCGCGTATTGCTTCTGGTGATGAGGGACGTGACAATTCTATCGCTGGTGCAAGGTCGGCAGATATCAACTTTACAGAAAAATTGGCTTGGGCTGGATCAGTATCAATTGCACCAACATGGGCAACCCTTATGAGAACTCTAGGGCATATAGTGATGTATCGTTCAGCAACTCCTGTGACGATGGGTTCTGCTTATGCCACTTTGGGTAGTTTGCTTTCGTATCTTATCAATACTGTTGGCATTGGCCCTGGCTGCGCTTTTTACACGGCAGATGGGGATGATACTGCAAGCGGCGCACTGGCAACAGCAAAGGGATCGGCACTAGCCATAGGTGACGCTTTTGTTATCAATGCAAATAATACAATCACGTACAAAGCAATTGATGATCTAGGTGCCGTGACTGGTGTTGAAATAATGCCTCTTACACATGCCAATGAAGTCACGGCAACAATATGGATGTTTTCTCCTGAAAACGGTGCATCACCTTCTCAGACGGTGTATCGCTATTGTGGTTGCCATGGCGGCAATGGTTCTAGCATCAGTGGTGGTAAGGTAGGAGATCCTTATATGCTTACCGCTAAATATTCAGGGGCATACATCGGAACACTAGAACTCTCTCTTGCAAATGCAAGAACTTTAACAGGGTTTGAAACAACTGTTCCTGAGGTTATGCTTAATAATCAAGTAACTGTTCCGTGTGTGTTCGGAACTCCTGTTGTGTCACCGAGACTATATGCAACCGCAACAACACTAATTTCCACTTATGCATTTTCGACCGGGGCAAGGTTCTACACTGCTGATGGGTCAGATACTGTAAACTTCGCATTGGTTATTGCAAAACAGTCTGTGCTGGCAGGAGCGACTCTTGTAAAAGGAGATGCGTTTATTGTGGCAAGCCCAACTACCATTACTTACTCTGCCCCTTCCAAGGAGCTTGATATAAGCCAATTCAATCTTGATTTTGGTGGCGTTGTGACAGCTTTTCTGGATCAGTCTACTTCCACAGGCAATGCCTACTACAAAACGGATGATCGCGATCCTAAACTTACCATCAATCCATATCATGTCAGAAAATCGTTGGATGATATTGATTATGCTGTTACCAATATGCTCACAGGCAAGATTACTGTTCAGAGTGCAGCATCAAATCCTCACATCACAATAGAGATAGCAAATTCTCAGTTGCTATCTCCGGCATTGGCTTCACGTGAAGGGTATGTCAATACTAATAGGA